GATAGAACTGAACCCAATCCTTTTCGAATGTTGTGTTGGAGTAAATGCGGGTAGTCAAGAATGGCATGAACTCATGGCCCATGTTAAATCCATGGGTGAAGAAAGGACTTTCGCCGGTGACTACAGTGGTTATGATTCGAAGATTACCCCACAGCTCATCTCAGCAGTCTTCACGATATTGATCAAGTTTGCACGAGACCTAGGTTATTCTGAGACAGATATTTTGGCCATTGAAACACTATGTGCTGAATTGACCCATCCGATCGTCGATATCGATGGTGCTTATGTTCTCTTCTCAGCGGGAATTTGGATATCAGGGAACCCACTAACGGTAATCCTGAACAGTATTGCGAATTCCATCTTGCTAAGAATGTATTTCTTCTATGAGTATCCTGATAAGGTGTACACCGATTACGTCGCTGTGACAACATACGGTGACGATAGCAAGGGAACTGTCAAGGAGGGTGCTCCTCGCTTCAACCCAAAACGATATGCCATTTGGCTGGAATCCTTTGGAATGAAGTTCACCCATCCTAATAAAGAGGACGAGATCCCTGAGTACTATGGCTTCGAAGAAGCTGATTTCCTAAAGAGGAATTCAGTTTTCCATCCTGATTTGGGTGTCGAAGTAGGTGCTCTCGATCCTAAGAGCATGATTCGCATGCTCAAGTGCTGCATTCTCAACAGGGGCAATGGTCTTGACACGACAGACATGTCTGTCGAGAATATGGGAACATCCCTTGGTGAAGCGTTTCTTCACGGTGAGGAATATTATGAAGATTTCAGGAAGAAAATTGCTAATGTAGCGGAGAAACACAAGTTAACTCCACATGTCCAAAAATTGGATTACACTTACGCTGATCGAGTCAGGGAGTGGATAGACAATTATGGACCTCGCGCTCTCAATGTCATTGAAAGAGAGAAGCGCGAAATCCCCCGGGCCTACTTCGGGGGGGGCTCTCAGAGCCCGTAGTTGAATAGAGGATTCCAGTATTGGTTACCAAGTGTCATTTTTGAGTGCGCCTGACACTTTGGCTTGCTGGTCTTAGGGGACGAAAGTCCGGACTATTTAGTCCACACCGTTAGCACCACCCCTGCTTCATGAGTTTGAGCGGACTTATGAAAGCTTGTACATAATTGCTTACTAATAATACAAATATAAAAACAAA